TATTCACATTATGGCGGTATAGATTACCACCCTTGAATGTATAGAAGTAGTTATTCATTCCAATCATCCAATCAGGGATGAAGGAATAGAATGACGGCCAACCGCCTGCGCTATCGCTGTATGTTAGTGTATATTCCATATTATGAAGGGCAATTACAATCGTTAATTTCAACAATTACTCCAATTGGGCTAGTGTCAATTGTTATACTTTCTGATCTAGCGCAAATGTAGTCAATTGTGTATGGATCTATAGTAAATGTTTGTGATGTTCCCGCACAGTCAATATAGGCACCCATATGACTAGATGCTGTCATATTATTTACACTGTATAGAGAACAAATATCAGAGCAAGACTCATATGGAGCTATAGCGTCAATAGTCAATACAGGAGTAGCTGATGTTTGAGATATTACATTGAATACGCATCCAAAATATGCGACATCATCTACAGTAACAAGGTCTCCTACAGTAACTGAAACAGTAGCATTTGCCACAAAATCTTCTCCTGTTGCACATCTTCTTATGACATAATTATTGGTCTCACATTCACCCATCTGAATGACAACTCCGTTTTGAGCCAAAAACCAATCGTATGTTCCCGGAAGCATTGTAGGTGCATAGTAATATCCGTCAGTAACTACTGACTCACCATAAGGATCTAAGAATACCCAATCAAACAAACCAAGTGTTGTGCCTGTACCATTAACAGGATAATTATAATAAGTTAAGTTGTCTTTCAACTCACATACATTAGTAGGTGTTATTGCAACTTGACTAGTTTTAGTTGGGAACAATGTCGTTGGACAACTTACATACAGACCAAATTGCGCATCACATGGCGCCTCTATGGTGATGTCTAATGATGACGGAGTGTAATTCACTTTTGGTATTACCATTACACATGTTCCCGGAGGAGAAACTGTTAAGTTTACTTGAGATGGTAATACACTTATAAATGAATTTGTACCATCAGTCTCGTAAACATTTGTAGATACATTCCAATTGTAGTTGTCAAGCAAAAATGACGTTGTAGTAATACCACAATCTTTTGATATGTCTCCTAAGTATATAGGTAGTCCCGTTGGAGCTGTTAGATAACCATAGAATGGTGAGCTAAAGCTATTATATGTAATACCATCGTACACAGCTTTAAATCCATGTGGATAATTAGTAGGATCAAACCTAATAATTATTGCTCCTATATCACCGGGGTCATTTCCAACTGCAATTGTAGACCTAAATACACCTGCCTCATTATCATAAAAATTAAGCTCAGAGTTACATTTTTCACCGCATGAAGGACAAGGGACAGCAGGCCCCAATACACATCCTGTTAAAACTCGTGTAATTGAGCCATCAGAATAAACACCATCATCAGCGCATATTGTTAGCGCTGTATCTGTGTATATCGCCGTGGCTTGAGCTAATGTTGGTCCGTCTAAATAGTATGGCATATTAATTAATTTTATTCACTGCATCCGCAATTTAGCGAAGCTGTTATGTATACTCCTCCCACAACAACTGTTGGTGGGTCTGAAGCTAATCCGCAAATTATTTGTGTTGAACCCTCTAATATATTGACTGAAGCAGGCTCTCCTTCACAGTCAGTATAGTTTACGATAGCTGTTCCCTCTCCAACATTTTGAAGTGACCAATCTCTACAAGGGTCTTCACATGGATCGCATTCACAGCATACGAAATTAACATTAAGTGCATCCTCTGAGTAGCATAAGTTTGCTTCACTGAAGTTTCTAAGATCCCAAATAAGGTACAAGTAATTATCTAATGTACCGGCAGGAACGTCAGCATAGTAATATGTGCCTCCGCCTGTTGTTGTACCAATTGATGATGCGGCTACTAATGCATTAATGTCAACAGTATTGTTATTGTATACTGTGTTTGTTCGTAGGTATCTAAATTTATTTTGAGATGGATCAAAGTCAAAGTTAGCAAGGGCAAATTTATTTGATGCCATTCTAACTGTACTACCATCAGTTGGTATATTTGCTGCGCCTTGGAAGCCCGTAACACTATTAAATCTTGATACAATTGGGTTTACGCCTGATGCAAATAAAACCAATGCGCTCTGAAGAGAACCTGTGTAAGCACCATCTGTATATCTCCATTGAGCGTAGATATTCTTGCCTGCATCTGAATTTGATGTGAGTACAACCTCAACAATTGTAAGCTGATTTGCTGTAGGACAATTTACCGTAATCTCGATTACGATAGCCCCCGTGGTCTCAATAGCAACGTTAACTATCTCCTCAAGATTGCTATCCTTGTCAATAGTTAAGGTACCACTAAATGTAGTAAATCCTGTAGTGTAAGGGGTTCCATTATAATCTGCTGATATCGCAAATTCTACACCTTCCTCTGCTGAAATTACATTGTATTCAATCTCAACGTCACCAACAAGTTGGCCTACATTTACACAATACTCAAATGCTGTCTTGCTTTCTGTAAATATAAATTCTTGTGTAAATCCACACTCTAGACACTCATCTACAGTAGGAACTTTTATATTGTTTGAGCTCAGCACATACTCTTTTGAGTATGGGTCATATGCCCCTAGCTTTTGTGTGTCAAAGTCGTCAATGAATAAATCTCTAAACCAAGTTGACATGCCTGCATCTGAGATGACTTGCAATTGGCTTAATCCTGTCTCTGAGTCTTTGAGGTTGATTACGGCTCCGCGCTTAACGTCAGTGAAGTATCTATCTTCTCCCCATTGGATGTAACTCTCAGGGTTAAATGAAATACCATATTTCTCTACACGAGCAACTTGAATACCTAATACCTCAGGCACAGATGTCAATGCACCACCACCACCTGCATCAGATAACAAGTTTTTATCTGCAAGCACATATGAGATTTTATCCTCTTGCAATACAAGCACGTCAGTTTGACGAGCATCCATAATGTAGATAGGCCCAAAGGAGCGCTCTAACTGCTTAAAGTTTAGCAAGCCAAGGTTGAATTCATTCAACTTGTTTACGTTGCTCTCGTTGTTGTAAATACCACTGTACGTAATGTCAGCGTATCTTCTGATTGCTCTGTAATCTTCAGCTGATATTGAAGTGACTCTGTTACCAAGTGTAATAAAATTACCAATGATTGAATCACGGACTTTGTAGCTTTCAACACCATTGCCAAATGCATAGCAGTTAAAGAACCCTGTCTCTACAATAGCAGGGGTACCTAACGTAAAGTTTTGGTTTTGAATATTTCCTTGGTGTTCTCCTAATGCATTGATTTCAAATGACTCATTGTTTTCAAAGAACACGTCAGGCAGGGTATCTGATGGCTCAGTCTCAAAAACAAAAGTTGTATCAGCTCTATACACTTGAAACTCAGCTTCTACACTTGATTTTGTAGTATTTGCATAACCACATGGATTTGTTCCCGATATAAATAGTGTCAGTTTGTTGCTTGAAGTATCTCTATAAAATTGGTAATAGTTAATACACGTAGTTGGGCTTGGAAAGCCTGAAGGTAAATTTGGATTACTAGGCGTACCTACTCCCGAAAGTAATGCAGGTATAAATACGTTTTGTATTGGACAGTTTAAAGATGGGTTGCTAGCAGGACCTACAAAAGAAGTTCCATCATCTAATTGGTTGGCTATATCGTCATTGATAAACCAATCATACATATCCGTATAATTCCCTTGAGAAATAAATTCTTTTTCTAATGTGTATATACGAGCTTCACATAATTCAGCATCGCTTCCTTCATTTCCTCTTTTGAAATTAAGTTTCATTCTAATTATGGTTCCTTGAGGAACATCATAATCAACCCATACCCCCGGTGTATCTTCAATATTCATTGGATAACCAATAGCAGGGTAGTCTAATCCAACTAAGCCTGTTGTATAGCTTATCAGACCATTTGTAATGTATGAATTCTCATTAAATATTGCGCTAAAATTATTAGCTTTTATCTTCATGTATACTCCCGCAGGGACAAGTATATTCGATGACGGGTTAGATGGACTAGGTATCGTTAAGAAGTTCTTTGCTTGAGATTCTTTTTCAAGTACAGTTGCATATGCGCAAGTATCAACAGGTCCTGAGCTGTCTACTTTTACAATCAATCTGCTTCCTGCCTCAACCTTTCTAGCGTTCTCTCCTTCAAGTAAAAAGTATACGTTTGCTGTCTCGGCATCTACAAAAAATATGTTTGTGTAAATTGTCTCATAGTTATCTCTATCAGCTTTAATTACAAACTTGTATCTAGTCGCCCAATAAGGAGCGATTTGATTAGCATCAATTGTAACTAATATGCTGTTCTTGGTATCTGAGTTTCCACAAGGTACGTGCTCAGTATTATACTGACTAACCAACGTAGTTGTAGAACGATTAAAGTCGTCCATGTACACAATACCAATCTCATAGTCTCGGTTACTGTGCAAACTTTGGTTTTGAGATATTGTTTGAAAAGAACATTCTGCAATGTCAATATTCATATACTCATACACAGTATATGTAGGAGTTGTTATGTTGTCTACATAGGCAACTGCAGGGAATTGTATGTACAAAAAGTCAGTGCCAAATACACCACCTGCAGCAACCAATTGGTTAGGGCTATTCACACCACTCTGATACTTGATGTAAGTATTTAAGTTCTGCAGCATAGCACAGTTAAATACATCAGATAGCGTTGTGCCTGAACAGGCATTTGCCATTGACTGAACATTGGCCAATGTACCTATTGCATTCTGAAATGATGTACTTGATACCATATCAAATACAGTAGCAAATGTAGTCGGAAGATAATATGTGAATGATATGTCAACATTATTATTTGTCTGACTTGGGTATGGAGTGCTTCCGCTAAAGGCAGCGTGGCTCAGTGAAAAGTTTATGGTAATAGCAGAACCATCAGTAAGTGGAACTCCCGATAAGTCAACCTCAAGTAAGCCATTTGATGTAGTTACCAGCCCATCAATATTATAATCAGCATTAAGCGTTGAATTCTCTAATTCTGACAATCCTATTTGCTGAGTTTTTAATGAAGTGTAATACAATAATTTTAAGTCAGAACCAAACTTATCTACAAGGTCATATCCTTCTAAGTAATTTCCATACATTAGGCGGTTGCCCATAATTGTCTGAGCCTTTGCCAATAGTGGCACATTGTCATACAATCTGAGTATTTCAGACTCGGGTAGAACAGTATATATCTTGCTATTTGTAAAGCTGTATGTGTAGTCAGTATTGTCTGAAAGACCAAGATTAGTCTTGTCAAGCTTCTCAATAACTCTAATGACATTGCTCTCCATTTCTTTAAAGAGAAGGTCTACACCAACGACTAATGGTCCACCTGTATTGTAGGTAATAATAGCAGTGTTGAATGAGTTGACCATTCCGCCATTCAAATAGCTGTCATTGCTGAACTCAAAATCTTGTGGAATAAATGCAGGCTCAGTAAACTGAGAGATTGCTGAATACTGATTGTCAGCATATCTGTAACGATAAGCAAAGCAGATAAAGCGCTCGCTCAAAAAGTTTTCTTCACCCGGTATATTTGTCAACTGAAGATCAGGAGAAGCTACGGGTGGTTTCTTTATAACCTCAAGTCTTTCAAATAAAATCTCAGGAAATGAAGCAGCAAGTGATGAGATATAATAGTCAATATTACCCGCAGATGGATTTGGGTAGTTATCCTTTACATTGATGAATCTAGGTGGATTGTAGTCATCTGTCCAAAACAACAAGTCATCAATTTTATTGACGCCTGTAATAACATACCTAGGATTGAAGTTCAGCGTGGTATTTACACCACCGCCATCGTCAATACTAATAACGTGATACGTAAGTATGTTTGTCAGTACATTGAATGATACAATAAGGTCAAGCTTACCTGTTGCTCCAACAGAAAAATCTGAGTCATGTACAAACCAATAAATGGTCTCATTTGCACCATCCTCAAACGCACCAATTGTTCGAGCCTCGTCACTAAGAGGAGTGCCGTCAATGTAGATCAAATTGGTAAACTTTACGTTACCTTTTGTGTTCTCAATTGCGCCGATGCTCTTCTCTTCAGTAGAACCCATACGCACGTTGAGCGCGTCAATATATTGGCCATCGGGTATAAGTCGTTCATCAACGACTTTATTCATTACACCCTTGTTAAAATTTCTAGTAAGCTTTGCCATATTACTTTATCCACTTATTCTGACCACGAAGGTTCATTAGCAATCTGCCCGGGTGAATATTACTGATTCTAATCTTAGCGTTACGTAAAAGAGCAGTCTTTTCTTTACGTGCACGAAGCACGACATACTCCTGAACACCAAGCTTTGAGTTGAGTATCTCATACATAATGTACGCATATACATACTTCTCAAATAACTTATTGACAGTAACCAAAGTGTCGTCACCATTTTCCATACCATCAGATACGTACTCAAGGATAACAGACTCACCTGACATAAACGAGCTAAAGTTAATAACTCCTGCTTTCTTATCAATGGTAAATGTTGGATTTGCGTTGGCAGTTTCAGTATTTAAACCATATCGATCACCAATACCTCTCTCAAAGAACCACATCCCGTCATAATTCCAACCATACTCACCATTAAATGGGTTGCCCGGATTTAGGTATATGCTCTTTTGTGTTCCTGTAATTCGATCCCAATCAAGCTCAGAGAACTCAGGTTGCAACGCATTACCTTGCTCATCAAAAAGAATCTTACAGTCATTATCCTGTAAATATGCTTTTGCTGACTGAACTTGTATGTTCTCAGTCATTGGCCTAATATACCCATCCTTGTACAATGAGATACGGACCCAATTAACGTAGTCTGACGGCAAAACAAAGCGCAGTTGGTCACAGATGGTCAACTGAAGTACTTTAATCTCTTTAAACGCATCGTAATTCAATTCTTGAATTGCACGTTTGGCGTGAAATAAAATCTTGTAGCGCTCCTCATTGTTTACCAATGAGTGATTGCCTGTGTACATCAATATAAAGTTATTGACGATATCATATAAGCTTACATACTGATAAGACCCCCAATTAGCGTCCTCAGGTGCGTTACCGCCATTTTCGTAGTACTGATATTGTGAAATATATGCCATGGTCTATTATTGTTGTGTGCTAAATGCAGGGTTCTCAGACTGTTCTTGCTGAATAGCATATTGAGCAACTTGAATTTCTCTAATTGACATACCGCAGTACTGAAGTATTTTAATAACCAATTTGTACTCATCCTCAAATGGAAGCTCAAAGTCTTGGTAGTCAGGTTGCGATTGGTCAAATGCAGGCTCACCATTAGGCAAGTTAATGTATGTCCATTTAGGATCTGCAGGTAATTTAAAATATGAGCACTTCAATGATGATACACCATTAATCGTGTCAGGATAAACAGTAATAATATCTCCATCAATTACATATGCAGGAAATTTTGTCGTAGGAGACGTTAGCATTGAATCCAACAACATATATATACGAGCGTTAGCTATCTTCTCAGCGTCACCCAATCTTGTAGCCCCCGTTGGATCAAAACAAGTTAATCGGCTAATCATATAGAAGTTATAGCCTGTTGTCGTAAGAGAGGGCACATAATACTGATTTGTTGCAGGAGCAACTTGAACTAAAGTATCATTTCTTAAGAATGACTCCAATACCTATGCAATTGGGTTTTCAATGTCAGCGTACTCAGTTCCTGATACACGCGCATTTTCAGCATTAATAGTTTTATTATAGCTACTGTAGTACTCTTCATAAATCTCCATCTGTGCCTGCTTTGCAAACAAGTTAAAGTCAGATGGTGAAATATATCCGTAGTTGTTCTTGTTAAGAATAGATAATACAGTGTTCCTTACCGAATTTATCATAGTGATATCTTTTCACAAAGATACAAAAAAATAAAGGCCGCAAATAGCGGCCTTCATCAACAGAGAAATGAGTACAAACTCTAAAACAACTGTACAAATATAATATTATTTATGCATTCTCCAAATGGTGTTCTAACATTTTTAATGCTTCAACACCTTCATCTGTCTTAAGATACATTGAAACCAACATATATGGGTCTTCACCATAAGGTACGTTCAACATCTTTTTCTTGTTTGTAGGGGTGCTATACCACACCTCTTTATTGTTACTTCTGAATGACAATAGACCCATATCAAAGAAGATATGTACTTGAGATTGAAGATTTAACATCGGATCTTCCAAAGCATTCAAGAAGTTCCCCGGATAATTTCTAGCATAGATTAGAATATCACGTTTCATCTCAGCTGTAGTAACACGGGATACATCTTTGTTGAATAGAACACGGTACACTGTCTCAAGTTGCTCAATTGAAAGCTCACGAGCTTTAATAAGTGCATCAACCTCAGTTGCAAGTGCTTCAACTTCTTCTTGTGCATCACGTTCACTATCAACTTCTTCAAATACAACACCATTCATTGGATGGTAGTATAGAAATTTCTGTAGTGCGGGATTTTGTTTTGGGACTGATAAAAAGCCATTTTCGAAGATAATAGGCTCAACTAGTGGGTTTCCATCTTGCTCGTCTTCAAACGGGCTCTTTTGGTTTATTGCATATCGCAATGGACGATTCTCATTCTTTTCTTCATCGTACCAAAGTAAT